AAGCAAATCTTTTCTCCCCTTTTTTATCTATGTACTGTAGAGAGCGAATCTGTCCTGTGGTATTATATACAGGAACAATTAACCTACCATTTAATTGCTTCAACCCATAACTTTTAACTTTTTTATTCGTGAGATATTCATGGTCAATGGCTTCGTGGCAAATATTAAACTTTTCTTGCATCTCAACTGCAACTTCATCTTGTCTTTGCTTCCTTTCGGCACGCGACTTAGCACTAGCCTCTTCCATTTGTTTTTGTAATTCTTGTCTATCTACAATACTAAGTTGGTTAGTATCTATGCTTGACCACTTGCCCTCAAAACCAGTTTTCCAATTACCATAAGTGCAGAACATATGTTCTCCAACTTGGTTGACAGCATAATATCCAGACTTCTGACCGCCTGTATCTGGTTTACCGCCTATTGCTTTTACTGGCACTCTGATTATCTCGCCAGTAATTTCTAAGAAGTCTACAAGCAACCCCTGTGCTTGCATCTCGTTTATTAAATCATGTGTACTCTTACCTGTACTAAAACCAAGGTCGTTATAGAGTATGTCCTTTTTCAGGTACTTTGTTAAATCCATTTGCAGCTCTCTCATCATCTAACTGCGCTTGCACATTCGCCCAGTTTAGATATTCCCTAACGATGGTCGTGAAGATCCTTTTCCTGTTATCTCTATCCCATTTATGCAATGGTTTTTGATCTTCCTTACCTGCTAGTTCTAAATAAATATCTTTGGTTTGTGCTATGGAATATTCTATTCCTGTATCATTCAGTTGTGCTTTGTTGGGTAGTCTTTCTCCCTCCCCAATCTTTTTTAAATGAGCCATACAGCACGCTCCAAGCCAGTGTTCTCCATCTTTTTTTAAAAAAGGCCCAGCTGGTGCTTTACAATAAGCACACAGCGTGGGTCTGTTCTTACCATTAAAATTAAAATGGTGCATCGTCATCATCAACGGTGGTTGCACCCATAGCCGCTAAATCAGATTCCGATGGTCCTGTTTTAATATTGTCATTCTCTACAGGCTTTGGGGTTGATGCCATATTAGTATCTACAGGTTGCCAACCTTTACCATAGTCATCTTTTATTTCCAAATAACCATTTCTACCTTTCACAAGTTCAGCCGATACGCTTTTACCCATACAGGCTGTTGAAGTATCTTTAGGCACATCCTTGATACCCATTGCCTTACACATTAAAAGACATGACTGCGCACCAATTTCAACAGCCTTAGGATTTTCAGACTGAACAGTAAAAGCTATATTAATTCGCAAGTTTGAATCGCCTACTATAAAATAATGCCTTTCAGCTACCCACGAACCAGTATCCAAAAGACTGTCTTTGTCATCTTGTTCCTGCCAATGCAGTATATGTCTGCCAGGCTCTATTTGTCCTGTGCTTGTTTCCGTACTCGTTTCTACATTTGTTAAATCCATTTCTTTCTCCTTTTTTATTTAATCCAACATTTATATTCTGAACACTCATCTTCTTTTGCGCCACAGTAGTTACAGAAGCCTTCTTCATACTGGGGTTTGTCATCACAAAAGTGTTCGTTTACTTCGGCTACTTCACTCATCTCAACATCTGCTCTCTAATAGCCTGCCATTCAAACGGCATTTCATTATCCAGACCAAAACGATTTTTAGCTTGGAAGCCAGGTGTCTCTTGCGTAAAGATAGTTCTATCTCCTTGCTTCAGTTTAGTAGTCATACCACCACCTTTACCTTTTACTTGGATAGTACCTATCTTGTAGTTTGCAAAAAATACTGCATCACTATGTTCTATAACCAAGTCAGCTGCTTTTCTATGCAACTTAATCTGGTGTCTGTCATGCGGTTCGCTTGATGGATCTTCGTATCTTCTCACTTCATTATGTGCAATCTGTAAGACAGTAAAACCTTTGTCTCGCAACTGATTTAGTAAACTTAAATATTCTTTCCATATCTCTAGGCAAGCGGCATAGCCTTTACCATAAGCAGGTGAAGATATATCTGGCCATCCATTCTTTTCACACACATAGTCTTGCATTAAAGTTTCTAACCAATCCAAACTATCTACTATGACAGTTTTGTATTCGCTATCTTCTTCAATCAATGACTTTAGGTTATCTTGTAGTTCAACATAAGTTTTAGCCACAGGAAAATGAGGACACTCAATCTTACCTATACCATCTTCTGCTTGTACTATGATTGGTTTATTCATAGTTGCACCAAAAGATGTTTTACCAATACCACCAGGTCCATAGAGAACTATGATAGGTGGCTTAAGTTTTGCCTTCTGTCTAATATTAGCTAAGGACATTATTGCACCTCAATCTTTGGTTTATCTTCTGGCAGATGACCTTTCAGCTCATTTAAGTAATGCGCTTGTAAGATGTCATTCTTCTCTGCTTCAAAGTTTGCGTTAGCTACCAGCTCATTCTTCTGCGCTTGTAACAGGTTTAGTTTTCTATAAACAGTCTGACCTTCTTCTGATAAGTCATCTAGGTTATAGTCTTTAGTAACATCATCTTCTGTAATGCTAAAAGTTATTGGCTCTTGATCTGCCATATTATTCTCCCTTTTGGTTTAGTTTATAAGTATCACACTCAGCTTTAGCATTACACCAACGGCATCCGTCTTTGCTATAGTTGTATGTGGGTATTTCTTCGTAGCAAGCTTCAGCAGCTGGCTTCAAAGTTTCATAGGCCCATTCAACCAAGTTAATGGCTGATATGGAATATGATCTGATAGGGCCGTCTTTGTGCCAGCCTCTAGGTTGTACTATTGTGAACTGCACTGTGCAGTCATCTCCGTATCTGGATAAAGCACCAAGTGCATAGATACGCATTTGTGGGTTGTCAGCTTCAACTGCCCACTTACCAGTTTTAAGATCTATTACTTCTATCATATCTTTACCAATGAGAATCGCATCTGCTGTTCCCCATAGGTCTGTATGTATTTCTGGCATATTAACTTTTTCTTCAATCAATGGTCTTGCTACATCTAAGTCCATCATTCTTTGGTCTATGTAATCTACATAGGTATTAGCACAATCAATCATTTCTTGGTCAACTGTGATATCAAAGTCCTCTACATGGTGTGTTGTACCAAGATAGTATTCTTCTAGTGTTAAATTGTTTAGCCTTCCTTTTAGTAGTGTCTCTACCATTTCGTGAATTAATGTACCTGTCGCTGCTGGTATTCCAACCTTGTATTCTACTTGCATAGAAGCTAAGAGTTGCGGCATACCTGGACAAGCCATCCATATCTTCGCTGCTGAAGGACTTAGTTTAGCGTGTGCCATCTACAGAAATATAAGAATCGTTTTCCATCTTTTGCACATCTTTAAGATCATAAAGTATCTTTCCACCAATCTTAAAATAGCTAGGACCTTGCCCTCTATATCTTCTATTATCAATTGTTTTCTTGCTGACTCCCCAACGCTTAGCTAGTTCGTCAACTTCTATGGTGTTTGATATGTCAAAATTCTTTTCTAATATATCCATAAATTTCCCTTTTATTTATATTTTTGTTTATAATAAACCAATATTACTAATTTACAAGTAATACTAATAAAAAAAGCGGAGAATTTTTATGAATAAAACAATATATGCACATACGAATATGGGAACAGAAGAGGAATGGGATCAGGCTATAGACAGGCTTGCTACCAACAACCAAGTAGCTGGAACGCATTACAAGCATTCCAAGATACAACCTATAGACTATATATATGCAAACAAACTATCTTATAATCTAGGTAGTTGTTTAAAGTATATAACCAGAAGCAAAGGCGAGAAGTCTGATAGAGTAACTGACTTGTTAAAAGCGAAACACTTTATAGACCTAGAGTTGCAGATGGTACATGGCGTTGATGCCAAAGGTGCTGACATTGGTAGATATTCTGTAGAGTTCTCGCTAGATAAATGAGGTAACTATGAATCTATATGAGTTTGATGATCGTATCTTAAAAGAAAGAAATGGTAGGAAACCTGTATATATAAACAAGCATCTTGCTAAAAAGTTTAAGGACTTTTGTGATAGTGAGCAGAAAGAACCAGCTAAAGTGGTTGAATATCTAATATCTTTAGGTATGAACTCTGTGAAACATTACGACAATGCTAAAGTGTCTGTTGACATCGAAGCTCTTTAAATAGATCTTCCGTATTTTTCAGCGAGTCCATCGCCTGTAACTTCTCGTCTGTAATAGTCATCTGCTTCTTGCCGTTTGGAAAAGTAAACAAAACCTTTTGCGGATCTAAAGCAACCAAAGCATAAACATCTAATGCTTTGTCCTCGTAGTATCTGTCTTTGGTAAATGCACCACGCCTAAAATCAAACTGCCATGACACTCTATGTGTTTGTATTTTAGATTGTGTTTTAACCTGGCACTTGTATAGCGTATGGTCAACATCAAAGATAATGTCTGCTTCCGCACTGTGTGGAACTATCAATACAGTATCAGCGTATAAAGAAAGTAGCGAGGCTACTAAGTATTCTCCAGATCGGCCAACTCTTTCGGATTGGCGTGGCATAAAGTTATTGTGGCGTTATTCCCAAAGGAATAGCCTGTTCTTCTTGCCTTTCCACTATTGGCGCAACTATATCTATTAGATTAAGAGTTTTTATTATAGCCGCTTTAGATTGAGGGTTGGTTTTTCCTAACTCAACTAAAAGCCTAGTTGCTTCTGGATCAGCAAGTAACCTACCTAAGTTTTCATATGTACCACCTGCTTTTATTTCTCCATATCTTGTAGCAAGTCTTACATAAGGATTAAATGTTTTCATCATAGCAATGTCTTTAACCACTGCCTGTCCAGCAATGCCCTTAACATCAAAACCAGGTTTATTTATATTACTTACTCTTGCTGTTCTTTCTAAAATATCAAACATATTTTCAAAACCAATTTTAAAATCTTTTCTGCTAACATTATTTGCATCTGCTACATTATCCAAGACTGCTAAAAAATTCTTTCTTTGTTGTGGTGTGTTAAAAACATTTTTTACCAACTCAAAACCCTGACCTAAATCTTTTCCTTTTTTCTTAATTTTAGAAGATTTATTTATAGCATTTCTAAAATAAAGATTAGCAATTTGCTTTACAGCTTCAGGGTCAGTTTTTGATAAAGTACCAAGTGTTGTGTTGATGTCTTGTACTTTTACTGTTTGTGGATTAAAAACAAAGTTTTCTATTTTATTTAAATTTAAACCTTTTTTAGAAAGTTCTAAAACATTTCTTTCTACAATGTTTACCAAGGTCTTGGTTATTTCAGAATATTTTTCATTTGCTGCTTTATAATTTGGATTGGTATTTAATTGAAAATTAAGATCATCAAGAATACCTGTTTGATCAGAGTTAAATAATTTACCTCTTAAATCTTTAGCTATAAATCTCTCTCCTCCTATGACTAAATTTTTATTAGCGCTGGAGACATCATCTCTGTATTGTTTGAATGTACTATCTAGTTTGTTTATATTAGTAACTGGTATAATTACTTTTTCCTTTTGTCCTTTTACTTTAGTTTCTCTTTCTATTAATTGTTTTCTGATTTGTAATAGCTTTGCCCTGTTAGGACTATTTGGAGACGTTTGTGTTCTTATAATGTTATCAATATTTTCTATTACATCCAATACCTGATTGGGATCTAAGAACTCATTATTAGAAACACCATAACCAGCTTTTTGTGATTTTGATGCTCTGACAGCCTTTGCGCTTTGTATAGTTTCTTTTGCTACGCCTTCAATCATATCAAACACGGCTCTTTGGCTTTCAGGCATATCGGCAATTTGACCTGCCTGTTTATTGATTAAGGCCTCAACCATATCTGGTCTATTTTTTACAGAGTTGTATATGTAGGCAGAACCCTCATCTGTTTTTAAAATATCTTCAATTAATTGAATGGCCATAGGGTCATCTATAGTTTCTCCAGGCAGAAGCTTAATACCAGAAACCCTTGCAGCTTCCTCTAAATTTATTGCATCTTTTAATGTTTTTGGATCTATGTCTTTTAAAGTTCTTTCAGCGAGTCTTGCTGCTTGCGTTGGCCCTGCTAAAATACCAGCGGTAATCATAGCTGGAATACTTGTTGCAGACGCAGCGCCTGGACTGCCAGTAGCTTGCTCTACGCCCTCATACACCGCGCCACCGCCAGCGCCTAACTGCACACCTAATCTTTGTGCGGCTGGTGTTTTTCCTAGTAAACCTGGAGTTGCAAACTCTGTTATGGATTGCAAAAATCCTCCTACAGAAGTTTGTGGCTTGTATCTTCCTAATTCTTCTAAACCAGGTATTAAAGCTTCTACACCAGTTCTTATATCCTTTGATGTAGGAAATACCTGAACTGGTCTATCACCGCCTATAAATGGCTTCGTCATAAATTCAGGCAAAAATGTTTTTCCTAATTTTTCTATGTCTCCGACCATACCAGGTACATACGAAGCTCCTTTATATATGCCGCCAGCTGACTTTAGTATATCTGCCGCGCGCTGTCTTTTAGTCAATGGTGGTAATGCTTGGCTTCTTTCTTCCATGCCAAAACCAGTTTTACTATAAAACTCTTCAATCGGCATATCAGGATAATATTTGCCATGTAAAGAATCTAACAGTTCCTTATCTGACAAGTCTTTGTATTGTGGATATTTAGACCTAACTTCTTGTATGTTAAGCATTGTAGTTATCTAATTCCTAAAGGATCATTTTCTAAAGATGATGCGCTTGGAGTTTGTTGTGCGTAAGGGTTTATATAAGTATTAAACGGCGTGGCTTTTCTCAAAGAATCTAATTGTAAAATTTGCTTATCAAAATATTCTCTTTGATTTTCTGTAGAGTTATTTCTTAAATATTCTAAAGTTTTTACTCTATTATCTACAGTTTTGCTTACCTCTCCACCAAGTCTGTTATAAACACTTTCTATTACTGCAATTTTTCCCCTCTTGCCAACACCTCCAGAAACTATTAATAGAGCATTTTCATAATCTTTGTCGGAAAGACCTCTTCCTTCTTGTCCTCTCGCTGCTGCAAACAAGTAAGCTAAATCTCTAACCTGTGATTCATTTACACCAAATTGATCAGAAACTCTATTTAGCCGTTCCATAAAATCATTACCTTCTACAGTAGTATAAGTATTATTTGCTACTTGATCATTATAGTAAGATTTTGTATCGGAACTTGCTAACTTCAAAAATCCTTTTGTATTTTGTATAACACTTGTTGCAAATTTCGCGCCTGCTCCCACGCCAGTCAACGCGGCCTCATCCATCTTATCAAGCTCATTAGTATAGTTTTGCAAATTATCAAGCAAGGTACTTGTAGCCTGCCACCTATCAGCAAAAGGTTTGTTTTCTGCACTAAACACCTGTGATTGTTTAGATGGAGGCGATTTTGTATCTGTTGGTATATTAACTATTGTGCTACCTGTTGGATATAAGCCAGAAGCTTGACCCTGTACAAATTCGTCATAAGTTCCCAAACCGATACCTGTTCTGTCTGGACCTACTATCTGATAAATTTTTGGTGCAGATGTTTTGAGTAATTTGTTTTCATATATTTTTATATTTCTTACATCTGTATCGGTTCTTTGTTCTTCAGGAATGTTTTTAAGTTTAGTAAGTTCTGCAATATTTCTTTCAAATTCAGTTGTCTCGTCTTTATCCCTGTCTTTAGGACCTGTCAATGGAGCAACTATATAACCATCAGCCTCTGCTTGTGCGATACCTTGAAAATCCGATTCTAAAACAGTAGCAACTGGTTGCCCTGTTTTTAGATCAAAAACACTAAGCCTTTTGGAAGAACCAGCTTCAGTAGTACCAGTAGCAAGTCTAGGATCTAAACCAGCTT